ATCATTAGGGACCCTTAATGGGGGTCCCCTCAATGATATAACAAAGAGTCCACTATCCTATAAAGAGATCAATTATAAGATGTTGATTTATAAGAGGTTTTTAAGAGGAAGCAGGGTTAGGTTTGTTAATAGAAACGCCGGAACCTCGACGGATGGGAGCTGTCTGCTCAGTTATTTCTTGTTTCCACTCGGGAGACTCCGCTTTTAATTCGCGATACTCATCAGGTAATATTGTTCCTGATCTTAGAGTATTTTCTTTATCAAACCGACTAGGACGGGTCCACTCTTCAGTGACCGCCTTCTCTCGCCATTTACTCACAAGACTATTAACGGAGACATCATCTATAGTTTCGAACCAACAACTTGTACAGTTCAGTGCCTCAAAATACCACCAACCATGTAGGAAGTTATCGGCTTTACCATGATCCGCCCCTCTATGAGAAGGGTGCCTCGCCACAATAGCAATTTCTACAACACCCTCTGTGAACCGGGAAACCCGTAAACCAACGGGAACCCCTGCATGCTCAAGGATCATAGTAACTTCCGTATGAGTCATTACATCTTCCTCTCTAAAACCCCGACTCACATACTCCATGTTGCTAAATTCATTCATAGCAGAGGCGTATGTCATAGTCGTGACAGGGAAGTCTAGCATGGTTTCAATAACAAAATCTCTGTCTGAAATTTCTATAGGTCGCAATCTGTAGTTTCTTGATTCTATCATTATTTTCCTGCCGTTACTGTTATGTTAACTACGTTCCCATTAAGCCATATTGTTTCACCACTAGCTGTATGTGTTATTGTAACATCAGCATAGCGAGTCCCTGATCCATTAACTGTCCCTGCTGTCCAGCCTGTAGAGGTGCCTGTAAACGCTCCTGCAACAGTATCGACATTACTAGCAGGGTTGTTCGTTGCCGTCCACCTCCAAGTCACTGATGAGATCACCCCGTTTGCAATGGCCTGAATCACGACATCTTGGGTGTCAGTAGACGTTTCGGGGATCGAAGGTGTATAGTTAGAACCGTCATTGGTCACCCATACAGTAACCGGATTGTCGGCAATTAAGTGGGTGTCGATGTCCGAGTTGAGAATGTCCTCACTACCTGTCAAATTATCTAGGTTTGTAGGAAGGTTGTCTACGTTTGTATCCCAATCAGCCCCCTCGGTTGACCTAGACTCCATTGTTACATACTCAAAGTCAAAGTAACCTTTAGCCGAATCCCAACACAATAAATTAATGGACATCCATTTAGCAGTTGAAGTTGGGGTATAGGTCATCTCGTGGACTTCCCAAGTACTAGACCCAATAAGCTCTACGGGACCCCAAGAGGCATCTTCCCTAGTTGAGTCGTCAGTATAATACTTATGTTTCCCATCAGGAGTGTCAGCATCACTTGTCCTTCTTATAGCGACTTTACCTATGTTAAGGTCTGTGTCCCTTTCAACAGGTCTAATAAAGAAGGTGTTTGCTGTCGTAGTATTAGTAGCTCGGACTTTTACTCTGATTTTATACGTAGTATTTGGGTTAATTGGTATTGCAGTAGAAACCAGCGTTACATAGTTATCTGTAACACCATCTACACGGCATGTGCTTGAAGTTACGTCTGCATAACTTAATAAAGCCATTGTACTGTTAGTCAGGTACCACCCAGCAGGAGTTCCATCAGAAGAATCTATGTTATTAAAGAAACTATTATGTACCAACCCACCGAAATCAACACTAGCCGAACCTACTTCTCTTACTATAAACCAGTCTACCCTGAAAGGGTTTCCTGTTCCATTAGCATATAGAGAGGGAGAGAACCACTCACACCCCGGTTGTGGGGTGTATATACCTGTGACCAATTCATAACCTGAAGTAGGTATAGTATGGTCATCAGATATCACGACAAAACCGTCCCTTCCCGCCATGTTATTGGCATCAACATTGGTACTCCCAATGAAATAGTCCTGATAGTCTAGCTCTACAGAGTTGTACTCCTCTGCTCTGAGATCTATATTAAAACTAGTACCATTATGGCTACTGACGAGGGCACTTACCTCGTACCGTACTCCCGGTTTAGTCTTAATTGCCGCAGCATTCAAAGTGACATTAGAAGATATTAACAACAGATCTTTAGTCCCACTAACATACAATGGCCAAGTTCCCGGGGAGTTAGTTGCATATCCCAGAGGACCAACAAAGGAACCGTGGGTAGACCCTTGACCCATTGATGGGTTTATGTTAACAGCGTTAAGCATGTTAAGTACGGCTTGGTCATTCCGAAGGTCTATATCCTCCAGATTAGCACCATCTTCACCAAAAATATTTCCATTTGCACCAGCAACTGCTTCTGCAACGTTGGGGCTCACTACTTCTAATCTTAAATTATCAAAGTAAACTGTACCCCGGAACCTGCCTCCCGACATGTCAGAATCTGACCCCATCACGTAAACACGCAATATATCATAAGCTGTAGGAGTACCTACACTTGTGCCATTGGAAAGGTTCTTAGAAGTCGCAAAATTGATGGTCTGCCACGACCCTACAATCGAGGTATCAGCAGGGACTCTGTGCCTGTGGTAAGATGTGCCATCCACTAAGTCTATCATTAGACCGGGGGAACCTCCACCAGTGAAGGTACTAATATACACATCAATACTACCGATTACGGCGGAGTCTATGTGGTAGTTAATGGGATTACTCTGGTAGATACCAGCGTCAGTACCCCAACCTACAGTAAACCCTACAGCATTCTTGCCTTGGGTGACTTCACTGGTTATCTTATTAGGAGTACTCGCATACTGAAGCCAAGCCTCTGGATATGTTTCACCAGTAAACCACGCTTCAAAAGAAGGGTTAAACCCGTAGATCTCAGCCTGATTCCCTGTACCGGGCTCTGGTCGAGAAAATCTGAAGGTGATATTGAAATTTGGATTAGCATCAATGTTAGATGTTCCGTCTGTATCGTCATGTTCAACATATTCAACTTCATACAAGAAAGCATCACCAGTTCGTGAGACCTCAGTGACCGCATAGTCAACCCATTTCCCTGAAGACACATAAAAGGTTATGTGGTCTCCCACACGTACAGAATTGAGCTCGTTCTCTTTATTAGCACCAGAACTGTCTATCTTTGTTAGATTGATTGACTCGATGTCAGAAGAAGCTATTCGGGACCACACGGTAGTGCCATCACCTTCTATTGTTGACCACAGATTGTATTGTCCACTACCAGTGTTAACTAAGGGGCCTTGGAGATCATCATATTCCAGCAGTATACCTGCACCCGGTAACCCGGGGCGTCCATCAGGTCCTGTAGCGCCTGTGTCACCTGTAGCTCCTGTGGCACCTGTATCCCCATCAACACGGATAGCATATACTGCGGGTGCAGACCAACTAGCTTCTTGAGGTGCTAAGCCATCACTAGTGAAGATTCTTGTAGAGACATAAATCTCATCAAGGTCATTAGTTATAGTAGGGACTGCATACGACCAAGAGCTATTACCCGACAAAGGATCAGCATACGTACCATTCCCCAAAACTATAGTACTAGAATTTAACCTATATATACTAGGTTGTCTATAACCTTGTCCAGCATCACCAGTAGCACCTGTGACACCATCTACACGTATAGCATATACTGCTGGGGTGCTCCAGCTCGCGTCTTGTGGAGCTAGGCCATCACTAGTGAATGTACGGGTGATAATATAAACTTCATCGCCATCTGTAGTGAGAGAAGGAACTGAGTAAGACCACCCAGCTTCCATACTATCTAGAGGGTTTGCAAAGGTTCCCGCTGTTGGAGTTCCGATACTAGAATCGTTGGCTTTATATAAGCTTACCGAACGAGTAGCTTGCCCTATGGCACCGTCTACACGTATAGCATATATTGCGGGAGTAGACCAACTAGCTTCTTGGGGTGCTAGTCCATCACTAGTGAAGATTCTTGTAGAGACATAAATCTCATCAAGGTCATTAGTTATACTAGGAACTGAGTAGGACCAAGAGCTATTACCCGACAAAGGATCATCATACGTACCATTCCCCGAAACTATAGTACTAGAGTTTAATCTGTAAATACTAGGTTGTCTATAACCTTGTCCAGTATCACCGGCAGGGCCTGTAACACCGTCTGTCCTTACAGCATACAAGGTGGGCGTGTCCCAGCTAGCATCTTGTGGAGATAGACCATCATTTGTGAATGTACGAGTGCTGACGTAGACTTCATCACCATCTGTAGTGAGAGAAGGAACTGAATAAGACCACCCAGCTTCCATACTATCTATAGGGTTTGCAAAGGTTCCCGCTGTAGGGGTACCCATAGTAGAATCATTAGCTTTATAAACATTTACTGTTCTAACAGCCTGACCACTAGCACCTGTGGACCCATCAACACGTATAGCATATATTGCGGGAGTAGACCAACTAGCTTCTTGAGGTGCTAGTCCATCACTAGTGAAGATTCTTGTAGAGACATAAATCTCATCAAGGTCACTGGTTATACTAGGAACTGAGTAGGACCACATACCATTCCCAGACAGAGGATCATTGTATGTCCCTGAGCCTGCATTTATAGAGCTAGAGTTTAATCTGTAAATACTAGGTTGTCTATACCCTTGTCCAGCATCACCAGCAGGGCCTGTAACCCCATCGGTCCTTATCGCATACAAGGTGGGGGTGTCCCAGCTAGCATCTTGTGGAAATAGACCATCATTTGTGAATGTACGAGTGCTGACGTAGACTTCATCTCCATCAACAGTCAAGGCTGGAACGCTGTAGGTCCAACCTGCTTCCATACTATCTATAGGGTTTGCAAAGGTTCCCGCTGTAGGGGTATCCATAGTAGAATCATTAGCTTTATAAACATTTACTGTTCTAACAGCCTGTCCACTAGCACCCGTGGACCCATCAACACGTATAGCATATATTGCTGGCGTAGACCAACTCCCTTCTTGAGGAGCTAGACCATCACTAGTGAAAATACGTGTACTCACATAGATTTCATCAAGATCACTAGATAGGGTAGGGACTGAGTAAGACCACGAAGTATTGCCTGCCAATGGATCAGCATATGTACCTGAAGTTGAGCTTATAACACTGGAGTTCAACCTGTAAATACTAGGTTGTCTATAACCTTGTCCAGTATCACCGGCAGGGCCTGTAACCCCATCTGTCCTTACAGCATACAGAGCAGGAGTGCTCCAGCTGGCATCTTGAGGGGTTAGACCATCACTAGTGAGTGTTCGGGTAATGACATAGACTTCATCACCATCTGTAGTGAGAGAAGGAACTGAATAAGACCACCCAGCTTCCATGCTATCTAAAGGATCCACAAAGGTCCCCGCCGTGGGGGTGTCTATAGAAGAATCGTTAGCTTTATATAGGTTTACTGACCGAGTAGAAACAGCAACAGTTAGGCTAAGGTCAATTGGACCCATAACGTCGGAAGGTACAGACCTACGACCTGTTGCTGTAAGTGTCCTAACACGAACATAAATGTTTCCTATAGGATTACCTACAAACAAATTGAAGTGCTCATTACGAGTAGTACCCGCTAAGGTCCAGTCTTCGTCATCTGTGCTGTTAGTCTCAGCGTACTCTATCTCGTAGCCATCCGTGCCGCTAGAGTCACTAGTACCCCAGCGGAGAAATATATAGTGTCCGTCGTTATTAGCGCGGTAGCCGTATACAGTTGGATCACTAAGATCCAATTCTGCAATCTCAGCGTTAAGTATATCTACTGGGAATACTTCAAAAGTGTTCCTGAACAATACATCGCTCAACATCTCATCGTCAGTGTTCCAAGCTAGGTCAGAGGCATTAATCAAGGTAGCAGATACCCTGACATTCAGATTCTCTAGTAACTCTACTCGTTCCACCCTCATGACATCGTCAACACTAGTGATGTTGTTTATCTCACTGTTTAGTCGTATTACATCTCCCGGTTCCAAAGAGTACCCATCAGAGTACATTTCGAACTCATATTGGGTAGCCCTACGCGACTCTCTTACTGTTTGTTCACAGTATGCGGTAGCGTGGTAAGGGTCAGATATCCCATCACCATTCAGGAATGTGTTAAGTACCACCTCGTTGTCTTCAGCGAGGTAAGTCAGGTGTACCGCACTCCCTTTTGTTGGCCATGTTACTGTTGCAGATGCAAAGTCTTCTTGTTCATTGAGAAAACGCATACTAGCAGAGTTAAGCTTGGAATCGGCAGTAGGGTATATTGCTTTGATTGATGACCTTGCTAACATTTCATCCGTTACAACTAGAGTAGCTGCAGCGGCGGCTTTGAGAGCAGTCTGATCATCGAAATAAGACATGTTCAGCTTGAACGTCCCTTCTGACCAAATAAGGTAGGCCGAGGGCATTGAGTTCAAGATAGACTGGACGTTGTTTTTAACAGGGTCACTCGGGTCTAACGCGATATTACACTCATACAAAGGCAAAGAATCAGCGTTGGTTGTGAAGATGTTTGATAACTGTCCGAAATCGTAAGACTCTATGACAGTCGAGGAATCTATTGTTGCTGCGCCTTGTATAGGTGTTACATCAGCTAAAGGTACTTGAATATCGGTACCATCGAATGTTGCGGAGCCAAAGTTTGCTATGTACGCCCCACCCTCAGAACTAGGAACTACACCGCTATACCCACCTCCTAATGCTAGAGAGGTAGACAATGCATCCAAGTCAATTGTTCCGATAATTGTATTAGAAAATCTTAGATAAGCCTCTCCGAACTGCGTGTGTACAATTAGAGAGTTTTGGCCCTGTGTATTACCTGACCATACCTTTCCTTGACGCTGAATATCTCCGAGCCCCAGAGCAGGGTTAACTGTTTGATCACAAGTTACTTTGGCAGCAAAGAAACTTGCCAAGTCCAGATCACTTACTGCTAGGTCCATACCATAAGGGCCAGTAAGATAGTCAATAAGGACCAAAGCGGGGTTATTGGAATACAGTGTGTTTGCACCCCGTGTGTATGTGTAACTGCCACCACCATTATCAATGATGTCAGCAATAATCTTTCCTTTAACATAGAAAGTCATATCTGGTATTTGGTAGTACTGAGGGTCTTCGTGATTCAGCCAGAATACACCAGTGGCAAATGACAGTTCATCAAAGGTGTTCGTAGAAGGGAGGTTGTTAGCGGTAGCTAGAGGGCACGCTGTCCCTCCTTCATTGTAAACAGCTATCCGGTGACCACCGCCATCTTTATCAAATTCTTTATCGTTATAAGCAACGCCATCGACCTCGATATCAACAATCTCTTCAATATCTCCTTCACATATGGCGAATTGAGTAATTAGGAATCGGTTCCGTTCTTTCTTAGCCTTATAACCAGTATCTATACCAAGGGCCTGATTATCCCCAATAGCAAATGTACGCTGGGCCCCGGTGGTGGCGTTATATACATAGTCGTGTTCCGTACGGACATCCGCCAGTACACCGCCGAGCACCTGTCTCCCATATACAATAGGTACAGCGCTTGGCTCACCTTTGACTGTGAGTTGAAAACCTCTTTTCTTGTCAGCTTCTCTTTCAGCTTTAGCTTGCGCCCTCTTCTGTTTCCTCATCGTGACAACAGAGGACACAACAGAGATGACTGCCGCTATAATTGCTACAATCATGGTCTTTTACCCCATCTAAGTGAAACTGCATCAGTATTCTTGTAAATATTATCAAAACAAGTGTCTGACGGGTTTATTTGTTTTTGGTGAGTAGGAGTAGTCAATCTTTCTGACGTCCTATCTAATGCTCCGAATGGAGAAGAACACTCAATTACTGCTAGCTTAGTACCTTCCTCAGGGTTAGTCTCTAGCTGAACAGTATCGATTCTTCCTTTATATAGTATATCTAAATCTGTAGTATTTCCTTCGATGCCTAATCGAACAGTAACATCTGTTCCGACAGCATTATCGTTGAAGTAAGACTGGAATTCGTTAGCCATATCTACCAACTCTATACGATATACTTCTCGATCAGCTACGTTAGTCAACTGAGGAGGAGCTAACTTAGTTAACCCCCCGTCAGAAGTATACGTAACCGCACCGATCACTACATCATAGGGCAAGTTAGTCAAGCTAACCGTGCCCGAAGAAAATTCCATATCTACCACTAAATAAGGTTCTACCAAATCGGAGGCTAGTGCAGAAGTAATTGCGCTTGGCGTATTTTTCATTATAAAGCCTCTATTAGGTTAATGGTTCCAGCATCCGAGAGGATGCCATCCGTAAATGTAATTCCTTGTACATTAGAAATATCCCTGTAAGCAGTAAATGTAATACTGTCACCGGAGTCCCTGTATAAGAAAGCTGTTGCAGTTGGTACATTCGATACCAGAGCGGGATATATCGAAATATCCCCCGTTCCAGAATAGAGTGCAGTTACCAAATATAGTTTGTCGTGATTAGCAAATTTAATGAATCGACCCTTGGCTATAGTCCCATTAGCGCTGGCGAGGGCAACCTCCGTTTCACCAGCGGAATGAAAGCCGTTAACCGTCACAGGTACCGTAGAAGTACCTTGGCTAATGGTCGTGCCCCGAACATTAAGCTGGGGCATCTCCATAGTTTGAGCATCGTGGAATGTACTAACCGAATCAGCTATAAAGCTTGAAGAATCCTGAAGGATCAACCCAAACTCCAACTCCCAACGTTGAGCACCCTGCCTGACCCTTCGTACCTTAAGTGATACAGAGTCAGACGAGAATACAGGCTCGTTAGAAGAAAGCCTAAAAGGGGCTACTATATCGTGCCCCTGAAACTGGTAAGTTGACATTACCCGTTCTCCCTGTTAAATTGATTGACACCGGTTGCAATTGTTGGTAGCATACCGACTATTTCTTTCTTAGTTTGGCGAGAAATATCACCGTTAATGTTGATTGCAATACTCTGTTGATTAGTACCCTCAGACTTTTTGCCCCCCTTAGCAGAAGAAAACAACTCCATTTGTTGAGCCTCCGAGAGGATCATCTCACCACCATTGAGTTTGTGGTAGCCTCCACCGTCAGGGACAATACCCCCATCGTGGAAGAACATTCCCGCTATGCCCCCAATAGCACCAAAGAGACCACCGCCTCCTCCGCCGCCACTGAAAAGGCCCCCAAGCATAGAACCAAGACTACCGAATATGTCTTTGAGCCCACCAAGGTTCCCAGAGAGAAGATCACCGAATCCACCTTTGAACCTGTCGAACATAGTAGTCCAAGGTCCAGTGGCTGCTTCAGCCCCTTCTTCTAATCCTTCTCCGACTTCAACATCAACCCCGGATATCTTAGGAGTTTCACCTGAGCCAGATAGGTCCTCTTTACCCTTGAGGAGTTTACTGCCTTTAGCTTCAAGAGCATCTTTCTCAGCATTACTAGGACCTCCTAGTAATCCTAGTAATCCTTTACTTTTTTCCAGAATAGTCTCAAATGTACCTGTGAAGAAAGAGGTCATACGTGCTTGGAAGCCATTAACTATAGAGTTGAGGATAATCTCTTGCAACAACTCACCGACCGATTTCTCACCGCGAAGGACATTCATGATACCTTGGGACAGACCACTAGCTATATCTTCAGCTGTATCTCTGGCCCGTAGTGCATCTTCCTGTGCCTTCCTAGCTTGCTCTTGGAGCTCGAAAACCTTGAAGTTAAACTCTGCAACCGCAGTAAGTAGCTTTTGACCTTTTAAGTTACCATCCAAGAACCTGTTGTTGATAGTCTCATACTCTTCACCGAGTACTTTGGCTTGGGTCAGGATATCAGAACTTATTGTGGCACTCAACTCTTTGAAAGCATCAGTGTCAATGTTTGCACCAATATCCTTAAATGGAGCCAGAGCTGCATCAAATGCAGTTAGATCCATCTCCTTCAAAGCAGTGGTTAGATCCTCTTGTACCGTCGCGCCTAACTCTTGAATAGCTTGTGTGAGTCGTTGTCTTGCAGCAGGATCAGTTAGCTTAACTTCATCCAACTCCTTACCTAGCGAGGCCAATGCGTTGGCGTTCTCGATCAGGCTAGTTCGAGCTTCTCCACTTACAGAGGCAATTTCAGCAAGGCTTGTGGAGATGCCAGCATCACTTAGAGAGGCAATAATCCCTTCCATAGGAGTCAGCAGGGATCTCTGAAGTCTCCTTCCGGTAGCTTCTGCAGCCCTCTCAGCAGCATCAAGTTGTAGTTGTATAACTTCTTGCTGAATGAGCCCATCATTCCCAAGTTTCTTAGCCTCCCCAATAGCACGACGAAGATCTTCTACTTTTTGTTGAGCGGTAACCACCGCTTTTTGGTCAGCGTCGGACAACAGCTGGAATTTAGGTATAGAGAAGTTCAAAGAAGCAGCTAAGTCAAACTTGCTTATCTTTGCTATCTCAACACCTATCTTCTTAATAGCTTTGAGGGACTTATCGTAGTCTTTAAGCTGCTTAGCGACGATATCCGCTTGCTCTTTGGGTGATAGTGAGCTATCAGAGAAAGCAACCTTAATGGCTTCTATGTAGCCCAAAGACTTCGCAACAAGACCGTTATAATTTTCCTGTTCTTCAGAATTTAAACGTAAGAAATCAGCTTGAGATTTAATTTGCAGTACTTCACCACCCAAGAGTTTTGAAGAACCTTCAATTAGATCCCTTGACGACTTTCGTTGCTCGTTGATCTCTTCCAGAAACTTCCCAACATTTATCAGGGATCTTCCTTCTAAGTTTAGGAGTTTAAGCTGCTGCTCTTTGATTGCAACAGACTTCTCTAGTTCGGCAATATTGACTGGGTTATCAATATCATCCCCTATAGCGTCTTGAAGATTCTTAGTCAATATCTGGTATTCTACAGCAGTCTCGTTTAGATTCTGTATGAACTCCTGACCTAAGAAACCCTCCGCACCGATATCGTCTGGATTAGCTAGGTCTATACCTAGGTCTATTATATTCTCACCAGCGTTAAGATCATCAACGAGTTTATTTATAGCAGAACGAGTGTCTGGAACGAAGTCTGTGAGATTTGGCTTGAGATCTATCGGGGCGTTTAGCCCAACTTGCTGAAACCCGCTATTTATAGCACCAGCAACAGCCTGCACTTCCCGAGAGTTGATTACGTCCTTGAATATATTACGTAGTTTACCACGGGCATTGGTAAGGCTGATTCCAATCTCAGTAAAGGTTTCTATGGCAAAGAATTTGAGGTTACCAAGAGCCAGTGTAGCAGAGTCAATAGGGTCTGTAAACCACTCTAAGATGGCTATAGAACCATCAGCGGGTAACCCTAGCGCGACTCTAGCTAGTCTCTCCTCAAACTGTTCAACAAGATCGAGAGAATCAGCTAACGTTTGCTCCTCTAGTTCAACCTTAACATTAGTTTCGTATGTTTTGCCAAATGTAATACCAATTATATCACCTAGACTAACTGCCTTTCCTGTAGTCTTTTCCATCTCACGGATAGAGGTGGAAGCAGCCTTAGATGAATTCGAAAATAAGAACGTAGCAGCTCCAACAGCAATGGCTATCGCTTTACCGAAGCCGGGAACCAGCTTAAGTGCGGTCCTTAATCCTCCTGCTACAGTGGTGAACACCCTTGCAAAAGTAGGAACAAGATTCTTGACGTTCTTACCTAGCCCCAATAAAGTAGGAACAATATTCTTGATGTTCTTACCTAGCCCCGATGAGCTTGCAATAGCTGCTATTTGTGCCTTAGAGAAGTTTATCAAAGAGGCTATCGCACCCTTGATAGAAGTAGCTAGGGCAGTAAAGCTAAAGGCATTTGCAGTATTAGCTGCAGTGCTTGCAGTTGTTGCAGTAACATTAGACCATTTGGCAATAGTATCTGCGATGACAGCCTTAATTGCTGGAATTTGGAATTTAACCCACAACTTAAGCTGCTTAGCTGCCTCTTTGAAGGAGGCCTTGGATTTGTCAGTAATACCTAATAGAGCTTTCAGCTTGTTACTAAAACCTCCAACTCCGGCTCCACTTCCAAATCTACCCGCAAGGTCAAAGTTGGACAGGTCTTTCAGTTTAGCAGCTAGAACACCAAGGAGTCCCCCTTCTTTACTTAACTTTTTGAATTTGCCTTGTAGGGCTGTAAATAAAGAAGATGAAGCTGCTTCTCCTGCCTTCTTGGCTTCCGTGTTCCAGCCAAATAAGAACTTACTGAACTTGCTGATTACGAAGGAACCTACTATGCCCCCAACAATTACTTCACCAAGGCTACGGAATATGACTTGTATAACATCACCGATTATACCTAATTGGTCGAGGAATGCTCTACCAAACTCCGCAGCAGCTTTTATTATACTGGCTATAATTCCAAGAATAAGTTTGTCAAGATTTGCGACAAAAGCACCTGCAGCCCGACCCAGCGCGTTGGCTAGGAACTTAACTGCACTGTCTAGAGTTGTGATCAGCTTCTCAGGGTCTACACCTGAGGCCAATACGTTACCAAGAGTAACCCCTATGAACCCGAGGCCTCCCCCAAACTTTTTAACAAAGAGGCTCAAGGCTAGGCCAGAAGCAATGTCGAAAGCAAGAGGTAACTCCTTCTGGAAGAAGGATATAGCTTTACTGAAAGCCCCACTGAAAGCGACAAAGACACTAGCAGCGCTTATTTGTACTGCACCTAGGCCTGAAGGTATGAGTTCAACTGCTATCGCTACTCCTGTTCTGAGCGCATTTCTCATCCTAGCAAATGCCCTCATAAAGCCAGAGGAGCCATCTGTTAGTTCCTCAAAGAACTCCCTGCTATTCTTCATGCCGTTGAATACGAAGAATTTTATACTGTTGAACATACTTCTAAATACGCCAACTACTTCCTTACCAAAAAGTTTAACGTGCCTTAGCCCTTTTGTCACTAGATTCTTGGACCAATCGATGACGCCTCTTATGGTATCGGGCCAATAAGAAGAGCCCACAATCTTTACATACATCTCTTGGAATATACCAAGTACTCTTTTTCCGAAATTAATCACAGGAGCCAATGCGTTAGATATTGACTTGGAAAAGTCACCTATAGCCTCTCCCAGTTGCTCTACTAGTCGAACACGATTGAGGCTTAGCCCACCAATACTCTGGAATAGACTAAACACACCTTCGACCAGATCAGCAGGACTGATAGAGAACAGGGCATTTAACCCTTTAGTAAGGACTGACACTCCTTTCGATATGCCAGATTGGAATAAATTCGATACGGTAGTAAACAAACCACTAATAGACTTAGCTGCCTTTTTGATAGGGTATGTTAGCACAGCAAGAGCTGCAACCATAGCGGTTGTAGATAGTACAGCAGCGGTCGCCGCTTGGGCAATATAAGAGAATACAGAACTTCCTGATAATTCTTTACCTAGGTTCTTTATTTGAAAAAACACAAAGGAAAGGTTGACTGCTAGGGATCTTATTCTGTCACTTAATCCCGCGCTCAACTGAGAGGCAAAAGCTCTTGTATTAGCTCCCAGCACCGCTAGGCTTACACCAACCCCAAGCACAACACTGTTGAGGGAGAGCAAGCTACTTCTTACAGCCTTATTTAGAAAAGACCTTTCTAATGCGTTAGCGGCTATGTCTAAGAAGAATGCTAAATTGTCAACAGTGTTTGACAAGGTGAAAAACACACGTGCTAGTGTAGGGGCTATTTTTCGGGAAATTATCTGAAAAGAGGACGCGAGTTCTTGCACCCTCAACAGAAAGGATAAAGGAAACACTCGGGATACACCGGCTGATAACAGCCGTACAGTGGCGCTACCTAAGTTTAAAAACGACTCTACTAGCTCCTTTATGGAGGCTATTAATATTGGGTTTATGAACCTACTAAAATCAAAAGAGAATAAGGAACTTAGAGCGGCTCCTGTGCTTCTCGCAACTGGTCCCAGCGCCTGTAACCTGTTTGCTAAAGAAAACAAACCTTCAGTTATGACAGAAGTAGCTCCCGTCCCTTTAACGAATTCTGATACAACAAAGCTCATACCTTCACCCGCTTGGGTAGAACCTTGTGAGAAGGTGGCGTCCATTGCGGCAAATTCTTTATCGATCTCTGCACGCTGGTTACGGAAGGCATCAATAACAACCTCGGAGGTGATCTTACCTTCCTGAGCTAATGCCCTTAGACCCCCTACCCCGACTCCTAGTTCCTTGGCCAGTGCTGCTGCTACTCTTGGTGTTTGTTCTAGTACGGAGTTAAGTTCTTCTCCACGGAGCTGCCCAGAGGCCAAACCTTGACCAAGCTGAACAATAGCCGCGTTTGCAGATGATGCGTCAGCACCAGAGATGACAATAGCTTTCTGAATTGACTCTGTTACTTGCAGCAGATCTTCGTTACTTACACTAAGATCCTTTGTGGACCTACCTAGTCGGTTATAAAGGTCTGACAGAGTACCAATGGAGCCTCGTGATCTTAGTGCTGTTTTCTGTAGAGAGTTAAATGTGGTGGAGAGTTCTTGTGTTCTCCCCGTAACCAATGCAATACGGTTTTCTATGTTTGTAAAAGTATCTGCTGCCTTAGCAACACCCTTTAGAGCAAAAGCAGCGCCTAATCCCGTGCCTATAATTCCTACTGCCCGTTGGACAGAGGAGGCAACCCTACTTGTGGTTGCTGATATATTATCAACCGATTTGTTGAGTTTCGCGAGATCTGCTCTGGCTTGTCTGGAGTTCGAATTGACTTCAATCTCTATAGCGATGGGTCACCTCCTACGTTTGTTCAAACGTTGTTAAATAGTTTTGAGTAAAAAATACCCCTGACGGTTAAGACACCCGAATTATCCGGGAATCACCATCAAGGGTAAGTTTCATTAAGTGAACTTCACAGTGCCAGCTGTAAAATTAAAAAATTTGTTCAGAGCCTTCTCGATAAATCGGGGAGCAGCTTGTTGAGAGCTACCCGCATTAAGGTCTCTAATATATGGAGTTCCGTTTGTAATGTATAATTTTTCTATTGTTGATGGTGGTATTGGGCCCAAGAATGTTACCCCGCGACTACCATCCAGAGAGTCTACAAAGGAACCACTTTTATTAGCAGTCCAAGAATTTCTCGCTCTTCCTGTATCAACAGGGGTAGTATAGCGTAGCTCGTTTAAAGCAGAGAACACAGCTGCGCGTTGAGCTTGATTTATAAGACGTACTAACTCACTCTCCGCTTTCCCGAATTCTTTGTCAATACCTTTGATATTGATCTTTACACTAGCAGCCATAGCTTACCTCTTTGGTGATGCGCCTTCAAGCATAGCTCCAAATACGGATCTAGACAATGAGGCTCTCATTTTATCTTCTTCTGCGACGTCTCTATCCCACTTTTTCATTTGTGAAAGTGACTGGAATATATCCTCGCCTGATTTCTTCATGCCAGCAGCTCTTAACTGATAAGAAGCTCTCAAGTCTTCTTTCCAACCAATAGGTCTGGCTTCAAGATACTGTGCCCACATCTGTAACTCTGATGCAGGCATATCTTCTTCAATCTTGTAAACTGGTGTCCCGAGGTGAAAGGCTAAATCATATAGCCATAGATCACTGGGACTTATTCGTTTCCCTCATCTACACCTGATAGAGACATGATCTTCTCAGTGAGCTTTGTTAGCTCCATGATTGGCAGAGACTCAAAGTCTTCTTCCGACATGTCCTGAGCATCGACAACACAGAGGCGAATAACAAAGCGAAGTAGCTCAAGATTATCTACCTCTTCACCTTTTTTAACGTTCATCAGTTCTTTACGCTTTGCTTCAATTTCTTTGGCTTGGCCAACAGTAAGCATACGTACTTTTACTTCACCGTCCATGAAAGGGACAGAGTCTAGTTTTTCTTTTCCTACAAATTTCTTCATATTATGTAATCCTTATTTCTCAAATAGATGTGAGTTGTTTGATTGAAATTCATCTAATAGCTTATGCATCTTGTTCAGTACGTCGAGAGTTTCGAAAATCTCTTTACGCTTCTCTGAATCTGCTACGTTTTCTTCATCATTGAAGTCCTTGTATCGATCAAAGGTCTTTCGTGAACTGAAATCAATGTCTTTTTTCATGTTTCGTAGCGTGGTTTGTAACACGAACGACTTATCAAATGGGGTATTTTCCATTGTTATACTATCCTAAAATTGGTGCCACCACCAAGAGTCGAACTCGGGACATCCTCATTACAAGTGAGGCGCTCTACCAACTGAGCTATAGCGGCGTATATATTTGTATAAAAGTATCGGGGGCCCGGGTGGACCCCTTTTACTGTATCTTATTATGCAGGGAGAGCGTACGTAGAAGTGCCTGTACCCGCAACAAGACTGAAAGGACCAGAAAAGGAACCTTCAATCGTCAGAGTCATAGACGCTTGCATAGCATCTGTGAGTCCGGGAGTGATTTCAAAAGAAGCAATAGTTCCAAAGAAATAGAAGTCAGCAAACGAATCTAATTGATCCGCAGTATAAATACCAGAACCGTCGACCGACAGATCAGCATCAGCAATGCGAACACGGAAACACAAGCGAGTAGCAGCTTTACGCAGAGCGTCAAGTGCAGCGTGGTCTGAGGGTACATAGTTCAAAGAGAACTCCAGTGAAGGAGCATCTGCTTGACCAGAAACCTGAGATGACGTTGCTTGGCCGTAAACAGGGACGTTTACGATGTTAGAAGGAGCACCCATTGAAGGGAATTCCCGAACGTTACCAACGTGAACAACAGCAACTTCGTTAGTTTCATCGGTTGGGGTGTCTGTTGCCAAGATAGTAGCACTGTTTGAAACAAACAAGGAATGAAGCGCCCCTGCTGTACTCGCAGACGATGCTCCTGTATTTGGTACGTAGTCCAAAGCAGTAAACTTTGACGCACCGATAGACTGAATATGAGCCATGGTTAATAAACCTCTTAATTGTAGAATTTAAAGTTGACAGAATAATCGCCTCGATAAAGGTTAGGATTATCCTTGTCCTGTCCCAGAACTTGAAAGGAAGACGACTCGGTCTTGGTTCCATTGTTGAGAGACACATTTTGTAGTAAGCCGTCGAGTAAGTCTGCAATTTCCATTAGACGCCGGATACCTTGGTTAGCTGTTATATACACTTGTATGATCACAATACCATCTAAACCGAATCTAGCATAGTCTTGATCTGGGCCCAAAGGCACCAGTTCAATCTTAACGAATTCATCGATAGTTGAGGGGACAATGAAATTAGAAGGGAATGTGTTAATACCGGTAGTAGTCCAAGCAGTTGTGCCAAAGACTCCTTCCACATCAGATATTAAGTCTGCGTATTTACTCATTTGATCCCTCCGTTACTAAAAGGGTTACAAGACCAATGTCTTGCCGAATTGATAAAATGGAATGATCTACTGAACTAATAGTTACTGTATCGTAGAGTTTAGGATTAGGCAATTCCGCCTCTTTCACATAAACCTCTTTCTTGGGAGCTCCGATGAACTCTGCATTAGGATCAATCTCAATAGAGACGACAATTGCAGTTACTGAACTTGCTGTAGCAGTGCTTGTCTTCGTGCCTGTGGTGAAGTCATAAGTTTCCCCTGTTATTTGTGTGAGAGTTACTGTCTCAGACAAATCCCCTACCTTCGCAAAGGCAGTATCTACGGCTTTAGTGATCTTATTACGTAGAGACATAATTACCACCCCCGCCAGTATCTATTACTATTCCTTATCATTGTTCGTATAACTTTATTAACCGTACTGGATGTAGTGCTTGCGTTCTTCACTTCAGTGAGTTCAATAGGACCCACCTTTAAGCTTTCTACTGTTCCAGTACCATCAGTTAAACCCTCGTTGTTCAACAAGTGGTAAGCCAACTCAAAGCAAGCTTTACGTAGAAGTCGGATATCACGATTAAGAGTTGTATCTACTTCATCAGTAGCAACAAACGAATAATCATTTGTGAATACCTGCCTGTACCCGCGACTAGGATCCGTGAAGGAACCTGACCGTGGGAAGGCAAGGACTTGAGTCCCAGAAACTGAAACACCAAGCCACTCTTTGTCTTCTAGCATATTTGTCGCTGTGACAAGTGCTTGCTCTCTGTTAAAGGCAGAAGCATCGTCCCAAGCGCTAGCGTCTAATCGATCATCGAAGTAACTGTCAGCTTCGTTTAGAGTGACATAAGAATTAGTACCTTTAACTAGTGCCATTAGCAGTTACCTCTTTAATGATTAAGCGTGGAAAATTGGCAGAATACCCAAATTAAGAGCATCAACCTTACGAGACCATGTAGGTGTACCTACAGTACCAGCAAGTGAAACGTTAGTTGCAAAGGCAGTCTGTGTGCCTGTAAAGCTGTAACCACGGGGGTGCATTACGTAGCCCCAACGGTACCATGCAGTCGTGCGACCAGAACCCATGCCTACGTGCTCGTTGCGATCAACGGCGACGGGGCTGGGTACAGGAACAGGCTCCATGAACATAGAACCGGGCAGCATCATGTATGATACTTTAGGTGCGATAGCAGTAACGCCACTCAGACCAGCGTTAGTAGCAGAAGCCAGTGCGTTACCAAAGTTGCGAGACACGATTACACGTACAACACCACCGAGGATAGTTTCGAAAGAAACGTTACCATCAGTAACACGCTCGTCGTCAACCAAGTTGGCAACCTTAACATCTAGGTATACTTCAGGTGAAATTACCATGTATACAAATTCAGGGTTGTAGTCAGACCATGCACCCATAGCGCGGATGATGTGCTCAACTCGCTTACCGGGGATTGACTGAGTGTTGTCAACGAGGGCTTCGATGCTAGAACCAGTGCCAACAGTGTCGGAACTAGAAGCTACATAACCAAAGGCTTTGCTGTTGTCAGCATCTACAGAGTTACCCAACCATGCTTCGGTATAGTTAGTGGGGCCAATGTCGTTAGCAACCTTGAGTTCGGTGTTCATGACACCAACAAGAGCAGCACGCAGAGCTTGATCTTCGTCTTCTGCACGTGTTTCAGAAAAATCACGAGCGATCTTAGCAAGACCATTTTCGCCAGAAACAACCGACTGGACCAAGTACTCGTTTGCACCGTGGGTACGAACAGTTTTGATGTACGTCTGTACTTCAGTAGAGATGTTAGTCGTGCGACCGTAATCTTCAGATTGAGTAGCAACGTTAACTACGGAGTTTGAAGAACCAGTTGTGTCTTCAGAGGTTTCACCAGTTGCGCCAACAGCGTAGGCACCAAGAGGCTTGTAGAAACGAACCTGACCAATAAAGTCTTCGCCGGTTGCGTTAATTTGTGCCTCAGAACCCATAAGTTCTGTGCTGACGAGCTTCTTGGCTCTGGTGTACATCTCGTCTGTGTAAGCGGAAATCGCCTTGTTCAAAGTGCCAAATGCACTAGAAGAAATAGCCATTATTTACTCTCCTTTATAAGAGTCTAGAATTAAATTTTAAACCCAATTACCTGTGCTATCAAACTGACCAGCAGCAGCAGCTGCCATAAGTTCGTCGGTTGACATTTCAGTAATAGGCTTGGATGTGTTGAATTCACCAGCATTGTTCACTTTATCTTGACCAATACCAGTTGATGTCTTAGGCTTAAACAAGAATTCTTTGTCCTCGTCCTTTCGGAAACTTTCGATAAAGTCTTTAACAGAAGCACCTGTGCGGTGTACCCACTTTCCATTTTCATCTTGGATTAGTTGAGCCACTACATCTCTGTATGCAAAATCCGCAGCTGTATCATTTTTGAAATCTAGACCTTTAAGGGAGTCACGTACAACGTTATCTCTGGTTAGATTAGTAATTTGACTTTCTTTCTCATCGAGTTTAGCAGTTAGTTCCGCTATCTTCATCTGAGCAACTTCAGTATGCTTACCTTCGTCTTCGAGACGTTTCATCTCATTCTGCTTTTTCTCTTCCTCAAAGCTGACTGCCTTCTTAATTGCCTCGTCACGAGACTCATAAGCACTGTCTAGCTTAGCCTTGATACCTTTGAGTTCTTCGGCAACACGCGCCTCTACAATCTTTGCGAGTTCGTCTTTGTTGACTTTACTACTGGATTCATCATTTTGGTCTTGAGGTTTCTGATCATCAGAATTGTTATCATTATTATCTTCGGACATTTGTATTCTCCTTGGGGCACAGCCCTTGTTGTTTGGGTGAGGTCACAGACCTCGTAAAGTGGTTTAAGGTCCTATACCGTAGAAATCCCAACCTTCTGGGATATCGGCAAGGATATCTTTGGCGGTAACGCCGTTTTCTGGATTCAAGAGACCTAAATCTTTGGCTCTCTTTACAAGCTTATTGTAAGAGCTATAAGAGAGCCCTTCACGTCTCATTTGTTTCAAGGTATTTAGGATCGTATCACCCTCGATTGCCTCTGCGTAGATGTCCCTAAGCTTCCACTTAGCATCTAGAGAGTCAGCGAGGTTGGTGAAAAACCCATCGTGAATTGTTGCGGTATTCACATTGTTCTTTTTGCCCCACAAGTGGAACTTCCTGACAATGGTTGCATCATTCATGTGATTTCCATTTACTCCTAAACCGCTTCGAGCATTGATAATTGACGACCTTCCTAAGAATTTGTTATCAGTTACCGTATCCTCGAATACGTTCTTAACCCTACGGCCAGTAACAGGATCTAGAAATTCTATTGATTCCTGAACTGTTGGCCTGTATCGCTGATACAAGACTTTACCATCTATAGTAACCCAAGGTATATCAACACGCTTCGATTCTGTGATGTAAATATCTGCAACTTCTTTCCAGTATGAAACGAAGTTCTCCGTGATAGGAGCAATATCTTTAAGGTGTTTCGACATTATTTTGGCCACTTCTCTAAATTGAGCAGGGCCTACGATATTTCCTTTGACATTGGTCAGCTTTTGAACAAAGAGCTCTGAGTCGGGGTGTATGTCTCTAGCGTGAGCTAGCAACCTATTCCCTATCGGAGCATTGTTATTAATTGAGTAGTTTACTTCTGTCTTGAGTGATCTCAACTGCGCTGCCACAGACACCGCGTCATCTGACACCGCCCGTTTAATGGCATTGTCGAGAGACTTGTTAAATGTACTCAGACCAGAAGCTGTTACTACTGTGTAATCTTTAGAGGCAAGAACCTTTGCGAGTTTCCCCTCAATGGCCCCTGCCTGTGTGGCTGATCCAGCCCCGTAAAACGCAACCATTGATTGTCCCTTTGCAGCTTTAGCCATATCGCTAAAGGTAAGGTCATTACCCAATGGGTTTATTTTTTGAAAGTCTGGATCAGACATTGTTCGTTCTGCAACCAAATCGTAGAGTCTATTCTTACGATCGGTCGCTAATATGTTAGAAGCATTAGCCAAGGCTCTATCTCTTGTAGATAAGGCTATCAGCTGGGCTCCCGATGCGGATGCATCATTCTCATTACCTAGTTGTGTCTTATACGTATTCAACCGGGCAGTATTATTGAAATCACCATCTACATGCTTATGTATTCTTGTGTACTCTAAAGCAAATCTTGCGAGTTTAGGGACTTCCTCTGCATCAATACCTTGGATAAGAGGGTGTTCTAAAAACTCCCGAATTCGTCGGTCCTTCTGCGTCTTAGAGAGAAGTAGCTCTCCTATTTCTCTGAAAGCTCGCTCGTTCCGTATGAAAGATGACATACGTCCTTCATTGGTCAAAACGCTAGAGGCTTCCCCTACTAGGGTGCCTAATTGTACCCGTAGCTCCTGCATCACAGGGGGAGAAATGTTCTTAGCAATCTTAGTGTTCAGGAAGGGGCGAATGAATTCACCACCGGCAGGATGTAGGTACCCTTGGGTATACAACCGTCCTCTTCCATCGATCTGAGCTATGTTACGCCAAGATGTACCATTATCCAAGTGCCACTTAATAGACTGTACCAAACCACTGCCTGCTTCTCCTCTCTGGATAATAATTTTACGAAAACTATTTAACTCATCAAACTTCTTCACATTACCACGAGGGTCTCGGAAGTGTGCTAAGTCATAAAAGAAAGAAGCGAAGTCGCTGTCTGTTTCCCATTCGAAATCCATGGCATGATTTAGCATACCGGAGAAATCTCTATCAACTAAATTCTGTTCGTAGTTTCCTCCTGCTCTACGTGTAATAACGCTTTGCTGGGTCTTTCTACCTCTAGAATCGAAGTAAGTCTTTGAGCCTGCTTTCACAAACAAACGATCACGCTCGTTCACCACACCTATTCTACGAGAATAAATGAGCTCTCTGGCGGCACGTTGTAGTTTCAGCATCTCAGGGTCGACTATCTGGACTTCACGGGATATAGTGTCTTTAAATGAACCCTGTTGTGGTCTCCCTGATTCAAGATCATTGATACCTCGTCTGGTCACTCCTCTCATCCCTACTCTTATCTTACCTTGGTCTTTTAATCCATCTAGGATGTTGGAACCAACTTTGTGGTAGTTCTTGAGTGTTGGGGCACCGAATAGTAAATCGAAGTCCCCTTTCTCTGCTTCGAATATCTTTTTACCAATCTTAATCGATAGGGAGTCATAGTCTGTTGAAGTACCAGTAGCTACGTCTTTAACGATGTCTGCTAGCAAAGCTGTACGTTTCTGAACATACTCAGGCGTGAGTTGTCTTTGCGTAAAGTCATCCTTACGTCTGGTATATAACCACTCTAGATCTAGGAATCGTCTTTTCCTCTCGCTACCTGCTTGCAGGAATCGTGTCAATAAGGAGTCAGAAGGTTCCCCATTCCACCTCTTGATGAAGGCCTTACCAAAAGGTAGGTTCTCAATCTGGGCTATTATGGACTTCTTCACCTTCGCCTTCGATGGTATGTAGCTAGGAGTCTTGGGGAAATATGTACGTAGTGGGGAACGCCCTGAGGAGTACAACCGTCTCGCCACAGGTAAACCCCCTTTCACACTCCATTCATCTATGAACTTCTGGTTTGAGAGGGTTCGGTCTGCTATAGAGTTAAAAGAAGTCCACTCACCTAGGATCTGTACTTGTGCAGCATCCTGATCAGGTCCGAATTTAAAAATACGGCTTCTAGCTCTTGATCGTCTGTCTAAAATACGAGAGGTGTTAACAACGGAATTCTTTAATTCTGCTTTTAGTACTTGGTCCAAGTTGATCCAAGGTATCTTGTCTTTAGCGTGTCGTTCGAATACTATACGTAAGTTCTCTACGACCGCTGTCTGTTGGTTAACTGACAATCCTTGGTTCTCTAGTGTGTCCACGTAGTTCAAGATCCAATCTTTCTTCTCCCTATCAAGTAACTTAGAGTTATTCAAAAAATCCCTTCGTTCTTGGTAGACACTGAAGTCTGGATTGTATATGAGAGTGGACTTTTGTTCTCCCGTTAGGGGGTCAACCCCTACATTCCTTTCATCGAATTCATTATTAGCTCGACGCCTACTGGCACGTTTACCCGGTAAGGATGTACCTCGATAGTCCGTTAAGGACAACGGGGAGTGGATACCTGCCGCTTCGGCTCTATAAAACACACTTAACTCTTCTTCTAATTTTTTATTTCGGATGAGTTGATTAGGTCTTGAAGCCGTTACTGATAAGTTATTTATAGCGGAGGCATTTAGAGCTCTCTGTTTCACAGGTACACTTATGGTGTTACTGTTGTCGATTCGACGTAGAGCTGTCAATGAAAGAGGCTTACCACTTGCTGTAGTAAACTTTTCCAGTGGGAGTTGACCAGAATCAAAGAGATCTACTTTCTGTACATCACCTTGAAAATGTCGCAACTTGGTTTCCCTAGGTTGCCGTTTAAGCCATTGTCCATAATTCTCTACAGCAGGAGCTTTACCATTAAGCTTTTTGATACCTGCTAGGTTCAGAGATTTCAGTACCTTTTTCTTAATTTTGGGTGACTGAGTGGAAAGAAGGTCATCATATGACTTCACTACGGGCACAATCGTTGATCGACAGCGCCAGTGCAAAGGAGGTATGAATCGGGTATCTTCTACATCATAAACTTTTCCGTCATGATGAGCACATATTTGAGAAGTACGACTATCTAGTACCGCAGTATACCTCATACCTTCCAAGATCTCTTTATTCTCTTGTAGAGTCATTAATTGAGATGTGGATTGAGTACGAGTAACCGCTGTGCGTACTAATGCTGAAGCTTGAGACTCGGTCAACCTAGTAGCTCGTTGAACCTGCCGAGATAACTCCTTGTTATCCCAACCTTCTCTTAGTCCTCTTCGTATCGTATTGTCTATTCTATTCAACTCAGATGCGCCAAGGGCATGGATCCTCTTAGTGAGATTACCGTCTCCCCTCACATTCTCTCCTACAATTCGGGTGAGAACCTTGAGTGAGCCCGGTTTCCTAACTGAGGAAAAGGCACTAACTGATTTGTTCAGGCTGTTACTAGTAAAATCGACCTCGATTAATCCTAATTCTTTGAGAGAGGAAATAGAACCGCTATCTAACTGAGTGACAAACCTTCGAACTTCTCTGCTCGTTGAGGTTTTCATTGAGCTGAAATCTTTAGAGTCAAACGCCTTCTTAAACTCAGGACTGGCTACTATCTTCTTTAGTTCCTTCCTGTGTTTGCGGATGAATCGCTTAGTGTCGATCTGCATCTTGTCTTCAAACATACGAGACATAGCAGCATGGTCAACAGAGCGATCATAGAGATCTTGATTAACAGAATCTCCCATTTGACTCTCCTTTATATAATACGATTAAAATTCGTCTGGCGACACCACTTTAGCACTGTCTTCTCTAGAGATCATCATCCTACCGTCAGGCAAAACTTCTAGCACCTCGAAACCCTCTGAGTTTTTGTCGCCTACCTTAAACTTAGCTACTTTTTTATCTTTAAAGAGATCAACTTCTTGATTTATAAGGTTTTCTTTGTCTTTATCTTTGTTAAATCTGGGCTCTTTCATATTAGACCTCAAATAGCTCACATAGAGCCTTTTCTGTTAATGCAAACCGCCCGTTTGCGTTGTTACCCTTCATAGGGGACAAAAGCCATTTCTGTGAATCTTCGCAGAAACTCTTAACTGACCATCGACCGTCCTTAGACTCCATGCCGACTTTAACTTTTGGGGTTACTTTAGGCGACCCTTTTACTTCCCCATCCACAGGAGCCTCTGGCTTTGACTTGGGGCGACCGGGGCGGCGCTTACTGTTCTCTTCAATCATCATCCTCTTCCTTCTCTTGTAATGTAACAGGAGCATTCACCTGTTTGTTAATTATACCTTCCATATCTTGAGGGTCAAGTCCTCCCATGATAAGATCGTCTTCGTCAATCTCTGAACGTCCTATATCGTCGTTGTACTCTGAGTCGATAAGGTCGTTAGATTTAGCAAGATCGAGAAATACAGAGCGAGGTATGATACCACCTTGGTACCACTCTGTGACCAATCGTAACCAGTCAGCACCAATAGGGGCAGGGTTAAGATCAGGGGAGAGATCAAATTCGATTTCTTCAATTTTGTAATCAGTGTCGTAGCGCCAGTTCAGCATCCACACAATTACTTTGCGTATCTGTTGAGATGCCTTCTTACCTATAGAGGCAAGCAGGGCTGTCTGTCCCGCATTCCTAATCTCTAAGGCTACACCGGAGTCTCGTCCTCCCCCAGACTCAGCCGCCATCATACGGATACCCAACCGGGCCATCTCGTTAATAGTGTTCTGAATGATAGCCTCCATATCCCGGAGAGCTTTTGAAGGGGTCTCTAGCGCTGACACTTCATCCCCTTGTGCCACCTTGATCCAAGAACCTAGACCAGCTGATACTAGATTGTCAAACTGGTCATCTGTCATGTCAGAAGCTACTACAGGCGTGTATGTGGCAGAACCGAGTAGTAGGTGATTCCTTCGTGATACCTTATTGTAGAGGGACACTTCCCGATCAATCAAGGGCATTAGCATTGGTTCCTCCCCTTCTATGTTACCATTAAGAGGCACAGCAGGGATGAATTCCAAATGCTTGTCGTTGGACAAAATATTATCAAAAGTAGTGACAAACGACCAAGCGCTTTTTCCAGATTTGTTACCACCAGTGGCAGTTACAGAGTAGTCTTGTTGCTTTACGCCATTAATATATTCTACATTTACAGCTTCACCTCTGTTGTACTTATACTTATCTACAACATACTGACCATCAGCATTGAGCTTATGTACATAAGCTACTTCTTCGTAGTTAGGGTGGAACTCGTTCTCAGCATAGCTCGTCTCAAAAGTACGGATTACTAGCATTGTAAGACAATTGACACCTGTCTTTGGGTGGCTACCCATCTTCCAATTCACAACAGATTCTGCGTTAACCAGTATCGGATAAGGGGTAATACTATCTCGTTCGGCTTTAGACAAGTTTTCAGGATTGTTTACTACAGGGTAATCAACCATAACCCATGCTCTAGAAGTCTGGAACTCTTCGTTGAGAGCTTCATCCAAGAAAGACATCATTGAATTATCGTTTGAAGTGAAAGTATTACGTATCCACTCTAGCGCGTCTTCAGGGGCGCTATCAGGTAGCTTGATATGAGGTTGTTTTCGTAACATACCTCCAACTAGTACCTTCACGTACTGAGCGGTTAAACCCGGTAACTCTGCTTCTGCTTTGTAAAAATTGTACTGCTCGTTCGTCATTGAGGGTGAAAAAGGTAAGAGGATGTTCGAAAACCCAACCGTGTCCACGTAGGCGTCCAATTCTTTCACATGGGCCTGACCATTAAGAACTCCTCTGGATCTTCTCCAAAGATGCTTCAATGATTCATACCGAGAATGAGGATCTCCAACTGACTTGCTCTTATTCGATGATGTGGCACTATTAGCCAT